CTGGCGGTGTTGGATCTGCGTTCTCGTATGGTATTGTACCGTTAGGTCTTATGACGTATGCTTTTATGTAATGATCTGCGTCTGGTACATTCTGTGGTTGTGGAAACCAATCAAATCCTGCATCAGTTGCTTGTATTTCTGTATCAAAATAATAATATATGTGTTCTAGTTCAAATATTCTATCAATCTCTGCCTCTGGTATGATGTCGTCATAATATGCCAATACAGTTGCTTTCTTATCTGCTGAAAGTGTATGATATTTACTGTTATCAATTACCAATAGAAACTTATTGCTTATCTTTGCATAATCAGCAATTAACATTTCAGTTGTCTTAGGATTTAATGTTATAAGTGGCATTATGTCTCTCCATCTTCAATCATTTTAAGTATGTTATCAAGTGTGGTATCTCCTGTAGTTGCTTGATTCTTCACGTTTGGATATACTAGTCTAGTAATTCCCATGTTATCTATATTTGTGGTTCCTATTGCAAGTGTGAGATAATTAACAAGTCTATCAGAGAACTTACTGTATACAGTTTGATTTAGTAAGTAGAAATGATTTACAGTATCAGATAGATAGTCCTTACCATCATCCATTTGAGCATGTTTTTTAGGTGTAACTGGGAACACTACAGTTGCAGCAGAAGCTTCATTTTGTTCTTGTGGTATATCTCTTAGTTTCTGTCTATATGTTACCCAATCTGCTTTTTGCTGTGTAGTTAATTGTGCATCACCTAATTGTGTCCAATCACTATCCATGAGTAAAAAGTTTCTTATTAATACTACCTTTGACCAGTTTAAAATAGTAGATTTAGCATATGATGCTTGTAATAATCTGTCTAGATCATTCTCTTGTCCTTGTCTGTATTCTGTAAACTTAGCAAGTATTTTCTCATACAGATCATCTACATCATCTGGCATGAATGGTGATAAATCAAATTGATATGATACCCATTTATACTGACCAGTCTTTTGATTACGTTGGTACTTTGTCTTGTTCATCTTCGCAGTACCATCCTTATATTTGGTGAAGACTTCCAACTTATCCTTATCAGAGTCCCATAAGGGATATAATATTGGAACAATATTTGCTGTCCAAAAATCATCATCAATAGTTTTCATGATACCATCAACTTGAATGCTCTTATCAAAGGCATTCAAATATAAAGCTGTCTGTGATGGTGATGCTATGGTCGTCATTTATAGTGCCTTAATTAAATACTTTACCCTATGGTATTTAGTTATCAAAGGTATGTCATTTTCTGCAGTAACTTGTGCAGTGGTAGTAATAGGTGTAGATGATGACATAGTAAATGTACCATCATTGATCTGCAATGATGCATTTAATGCTGTCACTTCTCTTCTAACTTGGTCAATACCAGTGTCAGCATTTACCTCTTGCCCTGCTGCATTTAAGTTACCCTGTAATGTTGCTCCACCAGTAGATATGAATGTACTTACCGTTTGTGAATCAAAGAAAAATGTTACAGCACCTAATCCATAGTTATCATCAGTGCTAGGTGTAGTTAGATATTCACCTACTCTATTTTGTTCAAATATTAGAGTTATGTCTGTGTCTCGTATCTGATCACTCTCTGGTATTGGTAATGTAACTTCTTGCCACAATGGATTATTATTCGTTGCTAACAATATTTGACTGAATAGTACTGCGTTGTTAGATCCTTGTTTTTTGTAGAATACATTTAATGCTTGATCTGGATTCTCTCCACCATTTTGATTACTACCTCTGATGACAGTAAATCTAATAGCATTAGCACTGGTTAGGTTAAGTTGTCCCATTTCTAATTGTCTTAATCCTCCCGAATCAGTAGCAAGACCAGTAAATGGAATATATCTATTGATCAGATTACCACTATTAGTTGGAATATTAGAACCACCAATAAATCCTGTTATGTTTCCAGTTCCGTTACCAAATTCTCTAGGTTTGATGTTAGGATCAGTTGATGATATCCACACATCTCCTTGTTTAGATGATCCTACTGGATTTCCTTGCTGATCACAGTCATAATATCTTCCTGCTGGAGTTGTAATATCGCCATCTATTACATCTCCCTCTTCTTGTCCTTGATATATCACTGAAGCAAATCCATTACCACCATTACCACCATCACCACCACCTTGTCCTGCTGCTCCTAAGTTTAAATAAACTGGTGCATTGATATTATTAATTACTATTGAAGCCTGTGCACCTTGTCCACCACCTCCACCAACAGGATCATAATATTCCACAACATTTGAGAATTTTATTCTTACATAACCTGGTAAAGTTGGTAATGAACCTTCTTGATCTAGATTAAAATTATTACTACCCCAAAGATCTTGTCTAATTGCGGATACACCTGGTTGTCCACCAGTACCACCACCATTACCATTGTGTCCGATACCCGCTTGTCCACCTTCTCCACCATTATCAGGTTGAGTTATAACACCACAACCAGCTCCACCACCGCCACCGCCACCAGCAACACAACCACGATCTCCTCCATTGCTACCATTAGCAAAGTCTATTGCAGATGTAGCAACAACAAGTCCTTCTGGAGGTGCTGTAGGAAAAAATTCGTCATTAGGATAACCTTCATAACAAAGATCAGTTTGACTACTACCATTGTAACCACCACCTGATCCACCTCCTCCTCCACCACCGCCAGCTCCAGCGATTGTGGTTCCGTTGAAGAATAAACCAGTTACACCACCACCTGATCCAGCAGTACCACCATTACCCCATGCTCCTCGTCCTCCTGTACCACCCAAAGTTCCACCAGCACCAGAAGCACCTAGTGTGGGTCCTCCTGATTCCTCTCCACTACCAATACCACCTGGCCAATTGTTCCATGGAACTCCTGTAAATGGGTTGCTACCAGGTGTTCCTCCTTCAGTGTTTCCTTGTCTTTCGTTTTTACCAGAGACACCACCTTGTCCTATTTGCCACGATAAAGTTCCAGCATTAAAACTAACTGTTCCAGTTATTCTCTCACCTCTACCACCATATCCTCCAGAAGCACCAGTCTTACCTGTTATTGCAGTCGGCCATCCAGGAAATGTAGAGAAACAATTTGATCCTGCGTTAGCATTACCAGCACCTCCACCACCACCAGATATTTCTAAGTATATTGTTCTTGATATTTCGTCCTCTGCTGCAGCAGGGATACTCCAACTACCATTAGATGAGTATGTAGTATCTGAAATTCCATCATTTACTTGTTGTTTTGCAGTAGATGTTCCAACACCACCAACAGTTGGAGATCCCTCACCAATAAGTGTTGACATACCACCACCATCAACGTCATTTTGACCATTACCAGTCATACCGCCATTATCACCATCATCACCAGGAGTATTACCAAATTGAAATCTAGGGTCACCTATTAATTCTGCTGGTACATCTAGTACTCCACCAGCACCACCAGCACCACCAGAGTTTCCTGCTTGTCCACCGTTTCCACCTCTAACGTAGATTGTTCTTAACACTCCATCAACACTGATAGTAACTGAGGAGTCAGTTGCGTCTTGTCCATCAGTATCTTGATCAGCACCGCCACCGCCACCAGCAACTAAATTAATTTCTATAGCAACAACTTCACCTAAACTAGCATCTGGTGGATTTACAGTAACTGCCTGTGGTGTTGTAAAGGTATCGCTTTGTATTACAATAGCATTACCTGGTATTTCAAATTCTACTTGTTTACCACCAACTACCGTATTATTATCAATCACATACATGTTTGGTGGGGTAGGTATTTCTTGATTAACAAAATAACCATTTGCAAGTTTAATTGATATGGCAGTACCTGTAGCAGGGGATGATGCAGGAGTTTCACCATCTCTTGGAAATACATTGAGTACATCATTATTAAAACCATCTGCTATAACAGTAAAGTTACCACTATATGCTGATGGAAGTGCACCATCTACTGTTACTATATCTCCAATTGATAATCCATGAGAACCATCTGTGTTAATAGTAATGTAATTAGTATTAGAGTCATATGTCATAGAGGTTACATTAACTGATGCAGCTTCTGACACCAAATACTGTGTGTAATTAGGATCAGCACCATCTGATGAAACTCTTTCACCTATTCCAGCAGTATTACCATATGTTGCAGCAAGTGAGTTTTGTAACTGTTCACCGATTAAACCATGTGAGTGACCTAATGCTTGTCCACCAGCACCTTGTGGTTCAAACAAATTAATATTTGCTCTACTATCAATGTAACCAACAGCAAACTTATCAACTTCTGAAGGTCCTAATTCTGCTGTTTTTGTTTGATCAACTTCAACAGATAACATTCTGTGAAGGTGTGCAGGAGGAAATGGAAATATGTAATCATTCATAGGTCCTACCTGATATTTGACACTACCAATAGCATATGCAGAAACATCGGCAGCGATTGTATTATATCCTGTAGTCTTCACATCACCAAGAACAAAAAATGCTCCACTATCAATCAATACGTTTTTTGGAATAAACCACTGTCCACCAGTCTGTCCAACAAAGTTATTGACCGCATTTTCTGGTGTTGCTGTTCCTGCTCCATTGACGTTACCAAATCCAAGTATCTTTCTTTGTCTGTAATCTGGTAGATTAAATGTTCCAATATTATATGGCCAATCTCTTAAATTAAATGATTTCTGTACAATAATATTAGGATGTGTAGCGTTGCCAGGTGATGCAAAAGTTTTTGTATAATCCGATGGATTATATAGTGACATGTCTACAGTGTCAGGAAGAAGAACATAATAAGCAAATTCATTTGTTACTGCCTGTGCATTTATCCAATTAAGTTCTGTTTGGTCTATACCATCATCATCACCATCAAGATATTCCTGATATGCTACTTCTGGAACTCTGAGTCTGTAAAATGTATTCTGTGCAAATGCTTCACCAGTTGGAAATGCTCCTAAACTTCCAGTATCATTTGTAAATCTAAACAAAGAATCATGTGGGTATGGTCTTTTTACATTTGTCTTATTGTTTGTAGGATCATAATAAAATTGGAAAAATACTTTATTATTATAGACAAATGATCTCCTTAAACCACCAGTTTGTGCTGCCTGTGTTATTGTAGAACCCGTTGATCCACCATATTGAGTCCCTATGATAGAATACAATTCTGGATAATCACGAATTTGTAATGACTTACCATCACAATATAAATGCTGTGGATATGTGTACTCTGGATCATTTCCAGCCATATTAACATCAACAAAAACAGGAAGAATTGATCCGACAGGAGAGTGATTACCACTCTTGTCAGACATATAGTTTGCGTATGGACTCCTGTATGATGCCATTTTAATACTTAATTAAAAATTCTTGGACTAAGTATGGTTGAATGTAACCATCTGCTTTGTTCTCTTCATTCACAGTAATTTCTACGGTTGATGTTATAGTACCAGCAGGAATAAATGATGGTTTTGTTAACACTTGAAATGTATGTGGATCTTGATTGAAAGGAACTAAGTGTTTGTGTGTACACTCATTTCCAAATTCTTCAACGTCAACTACAACATTATTTAACGCACCATATATTGGTTGTGTTGGTTGAGAATCAAAGGGAACTTGCTCTGCCTGTGTTATTCCAGCATCTGATGTATAGTTAGGATCTAACTTTCTATAATCTGAATTACCTGGTTTATTACACCTAACACCACCAAAGAAACATTGGTTATCAACTCTACACACTAGTGTTCCTGTATAACTTATACTTCCACAACTACCACTTGCAGCACCAGTGGTTGGAGTTGAACTACCACCCCAAACTGGAAATCCTGATTGACTTCCAGCAGCACCCATTGGATTTCCTGCTATGTCAGTGTCACTACCACAACCAAATTGCAAGTATCTTCCTGTCCAGTCGCCAGGTGTACCCTGTCCAATAGACCCACCTGGTTCGTAATCTGCTGCATTACCACCACTAGCGTCTACAGTATTCATTAAATAATCAGGAATGTTAAATCCACCAGATGACCCAACAAAACCATCTCCACCATATCTCTGCATAACTCTACCAGGTATCAAACATTGACTCTGTTCTGTAAAGTTACAACCTGACCAACAACCACCATAATATAATCTCGTTTGTTGACCACCTAAAGCACAACCAGCTTGATAGTTAGCAACAATGCCAGATGCTACTGGAACAGTTGCCCTTGCTTGACATAATCTTTGTTCTGTTTTATTTGCCCACGGTATAATACACAAACTAGATTTAGAAGTGTATGAATTTCTACCAAATAATGAGAATTCATTCCCTGATGGTGATTTTGTTCTAGATCTTTTACCATCATGGAAGTGAGCATGTGGTTGGAATGCTGTTGCTAATACATCAGTTTCCTCTGTATAGTTACCACTAGACTTGGTAAAACCAGGTTGTCCTGTAATATCAATTGTTTGTGATGGTAGAAAGAAATTACCTTGATATTGAATTTCAAATGTTGTACCAATATTACTATTAACTTCTAATCCTACACCAGATTTAGTTATTTCTTGATTAGCATCGTTAAACAGATAAGTGTCCTGATAGTCTCCAAGGTTTGATGAACTAGAAGTTCTAGTGCTTTTTGCACCAAGATCTGGTACTTGAAATTGATTGTCAAGTAATGTTGTGTCTGGTTTTTTGTACCTACAATTTATACCTGTACCCAATACAACTGCAAGTTCTGGGAATACTTCTGCTTGATACACTGTACCATCACATCTCAAATAACCAGCAGGAAGTGTTTGATAGATAATTGGATCCTCTGGATCTGAGGATGCCAACTGTCTAGACCAATTAATAATTGATCCTGTCAATGTACCAAGTTTTCCTTTTTCTTTTGAGTATAATACTGGCATTAGTATGCTCGGATAATGTACAAAGTGACTAATGATGGTGTGTTAGGATTTATCTGAACACTCAATCCTCTATCTACGTCTATTGGTTGTATGTTACCAGTAGTCATATTATTTATGAGTAAAGTGTTAGGTAAATTCATTTGTCCTTTAGTCATTGCAATGTCAATGGTGAAATGATTATGAGATCCCATTGAGTTAGAGGTGAATGCGTCACCATTATGACTTAATGTAGTAGGATATGGAAAATCTCTTCCTACTTGTTCTGCAGTTGTAAAATAATAATCTGCTGGATCTGTAGCAGGAACAGTAGCACCAGAACCTCTTCTTGCTTCTGGAACTTGATCTGATGAATAAAAGTTTCTTCCTCCTAAGTATGTGCCAGGTGGTGGGAATGGTGATGTAACAGCATCTTGTTGAACTGCCTTGATGCATGAGTTGTCATCTAAATATCCTCCATTTTCACCAGTAAAAGCATATTCAGAAACTGTCCGAGGAGTTGTTGGTATGTTTGGTATTTTATCGGCAGCATCACCATAATGCCTGTGAGTGTTCATGCTTGGAAGGGATTCCACTTGAGGATCGTATGCTGTCCAACTAACTTGACCAGTTTTAAATCTATCTGCTGAAGATTCATCTGGGGTAAATCCAATCGCAGCACCAGAAAGGTATTCATTATCCTGCGTCTCAAATATTCCAGCTTCAAACAAACCTATGAAAGAACCACCAATTTCTACTGAAGGATAAAAACTACCTGGTGGTCTTGGATGTGTATGTGCTGCAGTATGTTCAACACCTAATTTTCTAGGTATGGTTCTGATAGTATCAAAGAAAGCTGGTTCCTCAAAAGATAATCCTTTTATCTTTCCTGCTAATTCTCCCTCTACTGCTACACTAAAGTTTATGTCAATATAAGACAACACATTAGCAAGAGGTTGGTCTCCTTCAAATCCATTTAAGGATATATATTGTCCTACTACAGATTGCTCAAGAGGACTTAGTAATCCTCCTTCCAAATCTATCAATGCCTGTTGATTTAATGATGGTAAATTAAATACATCATCGTCATCATAAAGTGGATACGAATTACTTATGCCTACAAATGGTTGACCTGGTTCTACAGTAGGACCGTACAAATTACCTAGTATCTGTGCGAGTACTGGGTAATCTTTTGCTTTCAACTGTGCACCATTTGCTACTATCCAACCTTTTGGTATAGCATCAGGAGACAATGCTGATTGACTTGTACTACCAGTCCATGGCATGATTGTTCCAATTGGACTGGCTTTCTGTGCTTTTATGCGATTGTAACTTGGCATTTATTATACCTCCATTAACCACCAACCTTGTACGCTAGTTGGTATGCCTATTTGATCATTACTATCAGTTGCACCAAGATATATTAATGCGAATGCTGCATTAGGAGTCTGAACCACAAGTTCACCAGATGGATATGGAGTTATTCTATCTCCAAATAGTGTTCCTGTTGAATCACCTTGTATTGATGTGCCACTAGTCTCAGGAGTTCTAATAACCAATGTTGTATCATATTTCAAGTTACCACCTACATCAATCATTCTTA